GGACGAAAATGTAATAGGCTTGGGTATGGCCTATACACTTGAATTAATAGGATGGGAATGTGAACTTTTATTAGTTCAAAGTGTAGAAAAAGGTATGTTAAGATTAATTATTGTAGTTGACGAAGATAAAGTTTTAAACTATAATCATAATGAAATTGCAACAGCCGAAGTACTTGACGATTTAGAGATAATAAAAAAATGGGAGTCGAGTGAGTTAACCTAGTTTTTAACATGCTTCAAGCCAGTTAAATAGGTATTGTATCACTTAACACCACGAAAAACAAAACGGGTAAAAAATAATGAATAATAGAATATCAGTAGTCAAACGTGATGGCAATCACGAACCTTTGGATTTGGAAAAAATGCATAAGGTCGTATTTCATGCATGTGACAATATTACTGGTGTTAGCCCAAGTGAAGTGGAAATTAAAAGTAGCTTACAGTTCTACGAAGGGATCACATCAGAAGAAATACAAGAAACATTAATTAAAAGTGCCGCTGATTTGATCAGTGAAGAGACACCAAACTATCAGTGGGTAGCTGGTCGTCTAATTAATTATCATATTCGTAAAAATGTATATGGTGATTATGAAATTCCACATTTGTCGGAAATTGCTCGTAAGAATGTGGATCTAGGTTTATACGATGAAAGTTTTTTTTCTGTTTATACTGAACAGGAAATTGATAAATTAAACACTTTTATGAAACATGATCGAGACGATAACATTGCCTATGTTGGCATGGAACAGTTTCGAGGAAAATACTTAGTACAAAATCGTGTTACTGGACAAATTTACGAAACACCACAAGTGGCGTATATGATGATCGCGGCAACACTTTTTGCAAACTATCCAACAGAAACAAGACTAAAATGGGTTAAAGATTTTTATGATGCAATTAGTAATTTTGACATCAGTTTACCTACTCCTATTATGGCAGGATTAAGAACACCTCAACGACAATTTTCAAGTTGTGTGTTAATTGAAACTGATGATAGTCTTGATAGTATTAATGCTACGTCTAGCAGTATTGTAAAGTACGTTAGTCAAAAAGCAGGTATTGGAGTTGGAGCCGGATCAATTCGTGCAATTGGTTCGCCAGTTAGAAATGGTGACACAAGTCACACAGGAGTTATTCCTTTTTACAAGCATTTTCAAAGTGCAGTAAAAAGTTGTAGTCAAGGCGGAGTACGTGGTGGTGCAGCCACATTGTATTATCCTATTTGGCATTATGAAGTTGAAGATTTACTTGTGCTAAAAAACAACAAAGGCACAGAAGATAATCGTGTACGTCATTTAGATTATGGTGTACAATTTAACAAATTAATGTATGAACGTCTAATGACAGGAGGAAACATTACGTTATTTTCTCCAAGTGACGTTCCTGGATTATACGAATCCTTTTTTAATGATCAAGAAAAGTTCCGTGAACTATATGAAAGAGCAGAGCGTAATACTAGATTACGTAAAAAAACAATCTCCGCTAGTGAGCTCTTTAGTATGTTTATGGAAGAACGAAAAAACACTGGGCGTATATATTTGCAGAATGTAGATCATTCTAATACACATGGTTCATTTGATGAACTATTGGCGCCTATTAAGCAATCAAATCTTTGTTGTGAAATTAATTTACCAACAAAACCACTAAATGCATTTAATGATGAAGAAGGTGAAATATCTCTTTGTACGTTGAGCGCAGTTAATTGGGGTAATATAAAAACACCACAGGATTTTGAGAAAGTATGCACACTAGTTGTACGTGGCTTAGATGAATTATTGGATTATCAAAATTATCCAGTACTTGCCGCTGAACGTAGTACAATGAAACGTAGACCATTAGGCGTTGGTATTATTAACTTCGCCTATTGGCTTGCAAAAAATGATCTTAGCTATCAACATATTGATAGTGAAGGTTTACAAATGATTGATGAATGGGCAGAGGCTTGGAGTTATTACCTAATTAAAGCAAGTGCAGATTTAGCAATCGAAAAAGGCAACATTGAGGGAGTTTGCGAAACAAAGTATGGTAACGGCATTACGCCAAATCAAACTTATAAAACAGATGTTGATGAACTTGTACCACACAAGGAACGTCAAGATTGGAAAGGCTTACGCAAACAACTAAAAGAAACTGGTATCAGAAACTCAACCTTAATGGCATTAATGCCAGCTGAAACATCAGCGCAAATCTCGAATAGCACTAATGGTATTGAACCACCACGTGCATTTGTGAGCGTGAAGCAAAGTAAACACGGTGTATTAAAGCAAGTAGTGCCAGGAATACACCACTTGAAAAACAAATATGATCTGTTGTGGCAACAACAAAGCCCAGAAGGATATTTAAAAATTATGGCTGTACTACAGAAATATATCGATCAAGGTATATCTGTCAATACAAGTTACAATCCAGAATTTTATGAAGATGAAAAGATCCCAATGAGTACTATGCTACAGCACCTTATTATGTTTTACAAGTATGGTGGAAAACAGCTTTACTATTTTAATACATATGATGGACAAGGAGAAATTGTCTTTAAGGAAGAACCACTCGAGCAATCAGTCATAGATGATGACGATTGTGATGCATGCGTGATTTAAGGGAAGAAAAATGTCAGTTTTAAATACAGAGAATAAAAAGCACCATACAGAAGCAAATGCATTTTTAGATGAAGGTCTAGGAATGCAACGTTATGATGTTGTAAAGTATAAACAGTTTGATAAGTTAACAGACAAACAATTAGGTTTCTTTTGGCGACCAGAAGAAGTTGATGTAAGTAAGGACAGCAAAGATTTTAAAGCTCTTACAGAACATGAACAACATATTTTTACAAGTAATTTAAAACGACAAATTTTACTTGATAGTGTACAAGGAAGAAGTCCTAACTTAGCATTCCTTCCTATCACTACTTTACCTGAAGTAGAAACTTGGATTGAGACTTGGGCGTTCAGTGAAACAATTCACTCACGTAGTTACACTCATATTATTCGTAACATCTATAATGATCCAAGTAAGGTATTTGATAGTATGTTAGACAACAAAGAAATTGTTGATTGTGCTGGCGACATTTCAAAGTATTACGATGATCTAATCGAGTATCAGCAATATTATCAATTACTTGGTGTGGGTACACATACAGTAAATGGTAAAAAAGTTGAAATTGATGAACGTGAACTGAAGAAAAAAATCTGGATGTGCTTAAACAGTGTAAATGTTCTGGAAGGTATTCGTTTTTATGTAAGTTTTGCATGCTCATGGGCATTTGCAGAACTTAAAAAGATGGAAGGCAATGCTAAAATTATTAAGTTTATTGCTCGTGATGAAAATGTTCACCTTGCATCAACACAGTATATGCTTTCAAAAGTCTTAACAAAAGAAGATCCAGAGTTTGCAGAAATTGCAAAAGAGTGTGAAGAAGATATTATACAAATGTTTGTAGACGCTGTTGAGCAAGAAAAGCAATGGGCGGATTATCTGTTTAAAGACGGATCGATGATTGGTCTTAATTCTACTCTGTTACATGAATATATTGAATGGATCTGTTGTAAACGTATGACTGCTCTTGGATTAAAATGTCCTTACCAAACCCCTCAAGCAAACCCACTACCATGGACACAAAAATGGATCAGCGGCGCAGAAGTGCAAGTTGCTCCACAAGAAACTGAAATTAGTTCTTATGTTATTGGTGGTGTTAAACAGGACGTATCAGACGATACATTTAAAGGATTTAGTTTATGACAATAGAAATATGGGGGAAACCCGCATGTCCGCATTGCGATCAGGCAAAGCGTATTTGCGAACAAAGGAATTTAAACTTTGTATACAAACAATTAGGAGTTGATTTTGAACGTGAGGAAATTATGGAACAGTTTCCAGGCGCAAGAACATTTCCACAAATTCGTATCGACGGCAAAGCAGTCGGCGGTAAAGATCAATTTATTACATATCTAGAAGAAACTGGATATAACGGAACAGGACACACATTATGATTATCGAAGCACCTTATAAAGTCGGAGACGTTGTAAGTATAAAGTTAAGCAGTGGAGAAGAAATGATTGCTCGGTTAGACTCAGAAAATGATAAAACCGCAGTAGTTACAAAGCCGCTAATGCTAATGGCTACAGAGACAGGCATGGGCTTTGCTCCTTATATGTTTACTATTACACCCGATACAAAGGTACCATTAAAGATAAATAGTATTATATGTATAGTTAAGTCTGCAAAGGATGCAGCCGATATGTATATTAAACAGACAACAGGACTTCAAACAGTATAATGGCAGGTGTACATAGAGATACAGACAGTAGAGCATGTGGTGCTAGAACAAACGCTAGTAATCCAAATGTTTATGCTAATAATCTTCTATGTGCAGTTGACGGCAACCCAAACTCACATGGCGGCGGCAATTTAAAAGCCGCAAACCCAAATGTGTACATTGGTGGCATACTGGTTGTTATTAATGGTAACAGCGCAAGCCCTGATTCACTATGTCCATTGCCAGGCGGCGCTCATTGTGCGCCTAGCGCAACAAGTGCAAGTGGTGATGTTTACATAGGCGGTTAATAATGAGTCAACAATTTCTAGATAACCTATCAAATGCAAGTGACTACTTAAATAATACACAAATCAATGTGCCAACAGCAGTTGATGTTACTCCTGATGGGGTAGTAGTACAAAATCAAACCAGTTATAGCTTAAAAGAATTAATTTGTAGTTTACTTGCTGGAAATGGATTAAAACTTCCTAATATACAAATATGTTTAAAGGCAAATATTGGTGATTTACTAAATCGCCTAGGAGTCAACGTAAATCCTGCTATAGATGCGTTACGTGGTGCATTGGAAAAAGTTGATCAAGCATTAGATGCTTTCTTAGAACACACTAAAATTGATGCAGTACTTGATAGACTGAATGAAGCAATAGCACAATTTGCGGCAATTGCTAACATGATTAATTTTTGTGGCACTCCAATATCACCTCTTCCTATTCCTAATGTATTAGCTAATATGTTTGGAAGTTTTACAGGACAAGGTAAGCAAATTTTAGATGGCATTGGTAAATTATTGGATAGTGAAATTGGCGGATGTTTGTCGCTAGGCGGTGGTGGTGGATTTAAGCCAGTATTTGCTAGTGGCATATTAGCTGACTTACAAAATAATCTAAGTAATATTGCTAACTTGCCAGCTTCTATGTTAAATCAGTGGACTAGTTCTTTAAATAGTTTAGCAGATGATTTATCTAACTTAATTGCATTTGAAAACAGCTTTGCTAATAATACAACAACATCAAACGGTAAAGGTGGTAGTACATTTACACCCGTTAGTCGTATCAACAAAGACGTAGGTGTAGGTATTGATCCATCTGATCTAAGTTTAGCTGAAGCCCAGCGCATGGCTGGTAATCTACAATCAGCATTTGATCAATTAGAAGCATACAAAATTACAGATGATGGAAAAAGTGTATTCGATTTTATTATTGAGCCAGAAATGTTAGCTCGTATGCGTAATCAAACGGATCCAGAAATTGCAGAAGTAACTCGTGTTCCAACATATGATTATTGTGGCAGGGTAACTGGTTATACTGATGTTCCTAATGATGCCGCAAGCGCAACAAGTGCCGGCGAGCCTGTAGTTGAGAATACACAACCAGGAAGTAGTGTTACAAATACCCAAGAACCAGGATTCAGCCTTACTGAATTAAATGATGTTCTAACTGAATCAACTGATTTTAATGATTTTTCACAAAAAGTTTCACAAAAATTGGCTGAAAAAACAGCTAATAAATATGTGCAAGATGGATATGTTAATCCAGGATATATTGAGGAATAAAAATGGCAAAGATTAAAGGAAATGGTGAAGCATTAACACATCAAGAAATGGACTCTAATTTTACAGAGTTAACAGAAGCAACAACAAGAATAAACAACCAAGCTAGTCGTATTGCTGCATTGGAAGCTACGGTAAATAATTATTCTAATCGTATTGCTGCATTGGAAACTACAGTAAGTGGAATTGGAAACAACAACTTCGATCCTACTAGTTTACAAAATCAAATAACTGCCTTACAGACAGAGCTTGATACTAATCAACAATCAGCAGAAAACATCACTAATGGTGTAATTTCAAGATTAAATATAACTAGAGCACAATTTGTGACATTTAGAAGTAGTTATACATCTCTTGGTTCAGCTGATACAGGTGTCGCTGAGTTGAATACTCTTCTTGATACTATTGTGCAAGCATTGCTTGATGAAATTGATAGCAATATAGCAGATATAGATGCACAAATAACACTATTCAGTGAAGATTTTACAATTTAATTTAAAAAAGTAATGTTTTTTACTTGACTCTAATCGTTCTTGTGTTATATTAATAGTATAGGAAGTTAATAAACGTTAATGGTGTATAAAAAATGAGAGCGCAACTTTACCCTGATGGAGTAAGACGTATCAATGCAAAGATTGAAATACCTATGAGTTATGACGATGTCAGCGACTACATAGTGGCGGCAATTGCGAGTGATAACGTTACTCTTGATGAAGTACAAAATTTAAATAAACGTGAATTGCTAAGAGTAGCAAAAGGCGAAATTTACAACCTAGGTGTAGAAGCACCTCGGCAATTAGTAACTAATGTCGACAGAGACACTAGTGTTATTGTAAAAAATTATGTTAAACGGATGTTTCCAGAGTTAGATGAGTGATATGTCAGAAGATACAATTACTATTAGTTCAATTACTACTAGTCCTACTGTAATTACATTAGATGATACGACTGGTATATATGATACAAATATTGACTGGAATGATGATCAACTTACATTAGATTTAGATTCTTTGGAAGATAAATTTCCTGGACCTATTGCAAAAAAGCTGGCAGAGGCTTTAGATATTATTAATATGGAGAATAATGATGATGAAGATTAAATTAATCCTTGCAGGAATTGTTACACTTTTTGCAACAAATGCATTTGCAGAAACTCTTGTAATTTACGGAACAGCGGTAGAAAAAAGTCAACCTATCTATCAAGTAATGTCAACTCCACAAAAATCATGTTGGATTGAAGAACGCCAAGTACAGCGTAAACGCAGTGGCGGAGATGATCTAGGATCCTTCCTTGGAGGAGCAATTATTGGTGGTGTAATAGGCAACCAAATTGATAAAAATGCGGCAGGCATTGGAGCAATTATTGGTGGTGCTATTGCTAATGAAAACCAAAAGAAACATAATGGATCTACATACTGGACTACTGTTCGAGAAAAAGTTTGCGAAACTACATATGTAGAAGAACGCAATGTTATCGGTTGGAGAACACAAGTTCGAGTTAATGGAAAAATTGTTACAATTAAAGGTAGCAAAAAATATTGGTCAGGTAACCGTGTTCCATTAACTGTAGAGATAAAAGGATAAATATAAAAGTGAACATAATACATTATTTTTGTTGACAAAAAGTTTTTAATGTATTATATTGAATATATACATTGCTCCTATAGCTCAGTTGGTAGAGCAACTGATTTGTAATCAGTAGGTCCGCGGTTCAAGTCCGTGTGGGAGCACCAGTTAGCGCCTGTGGTGA